TCTTCTAATGCGTCAACTATTTCTACGTCTTGAATATTATACTCTACAAATTTTTGAAAATCTTTTGTATAGAAATCTTTAAAAGTATCATATGGATTATCTACTTTAGATTCACCTAGTTCAACTTTACCTATATGATTTAGTCTATAACTCTCTTGTCTTGTTGGAATAAACCACTTATACAAGTCAAGATAATCTAACATTGCAATACCATACAATGAATAATATGTATTTGGTCTACCTCTTACAATTATTTCTTCTTTATTAATTAAATTCCAAGGCGACATTCTATCTGCAACTTTGGCACCTGCAATTAATCTAATTCTATTCATTAAATAAGGTAAGTCAAAAAATTTAGTATTCCAACCTGTAATAACATCTGGATAGTTCTTCAACCAAAATTTCATAAACTCCATTATCAAATGTTTTTCATCTGTACATTGAATATAAGTTACATCTTTTCTATCTGTTTTAAATGCACCGATACCCCAGGTTATAATTTGTTTATTTGTTTGATTCTTAACTGTAATACATATTAGTTCTTCAATTGGATTATTTACTTCTGGAAATCCATTTTCGCAAGTTGTTTCTATATCAAGTGTGAAGATTTTAATTAATTCTTTTGACCACTTAACTTGTTTTGGATACTCTTCATTGATGTATTGATAATGGTATCTATCAAGTCCATAGACAGGTGAATTTTTAGTAGCAATATCTCTTTTAAATCTACGAGCAGAATCAATAGATGAAAAATTAATAGGTCTTAAATTATGTCCTTGTAATGATTTAAATTCTTCATTACTTTGTGATACTGAATATAATGTAGGTGAAAAATTAACTTTCTCTTTAAACTCTTTACTATCTCTTACACCTCTAACAAGGAGTTTGCCTTTATATTCTATTACATTTTTATAAAAGTTCATCTGGTCTCATATTGTTATATCTTCTTTTAAAAGTGCCACTTTTTTATCTATTTTATTTTCTGTTGAATTAAATGTAGCTTTATTCATTTTCATATTGTGCCATTTAAAATCATATCCTTCATTTGTCAATTTTGATAAATTCCAAATAAATATTTTTTTATCTTTAAATAAATTTATATATAGTGCTTCTGTATTATTTTGTTTTGATTTTTGAATTAGTTTATCATACTTATATTTCTCTAAAATTAATCCTTCTTTGGCAAATTTGTGATAACTTTCAAAGTTTCTTTTTTTTATTTCACAAGTATAACAATTATTGTATGCGTCAAAACTAGAATAGCCTTTTTTTTCAACTATTAAATTGTCTTTACTAAAACCTTTAAATGTATTATTTAAGGTATTGACTATATTTTCTTCACTATTAGACCAGGTCATTTCTCAAATGGAGTATTAAACCGTCAAGTTCTTTAGTAAGTTTTATTTGACAACTTAATCTACTAACTCCTGGTTTATATCCTTTTTCATATTCTAATTGTGCCTCTTCTATTGAATTGTCAAATGGTTTTGGCACTTTGTCTAACCATTTCTCATCAACATATACGTGGCACGTACAACACATACAGTTGCCGCCACAATCAGCAGGAATTTCTGGTATAGGTACGTGTGATTCAAATTTCGCTGCCTCCATTGCACTCAAACCTTCTCTAGTCTGAACACGAATTTTTGATCCGTCCCTTACAAAATATACATCTATCACTTATCTAATGTAGGCAAACCTGTTTCAGTTATTAACTGTTTTTTAGGTGTTACAATAGATGAAGTACTTTGGATATAAGTATCTTGTATATCTTTTTTAGGTTTTGAAAACGACACAACAACATCCTTATTAATATCTATAGTATTAGTTTCACTATAAGGTGCATAAGGTGTTAGCATTAAAGTTACTGGTTTACCTGGAGCTTGTTGTCTAGGTATAAGTACACATCCTTTTTCTATTGTAATTGTGTTTTCGTTTTTTGTGATGTTGCCAATAACATCTTCGCCTGTTGTTAGGCGTAATAGTTGTATTTCACTAGCCATTATATTTCTCCTTAATTATAATATACACCATTTCTTATTAATTGTCAATGGTGCCTCGTGGTACAAAGGGACTATAGCCTTGTTCTTCTGCTTTTTCATCATCTTCTCCCACGATTGCCTTAACTTCTGGAACATAATGCTTTAGCATATCTTCCACACTTTGTTGTAAAGTCATTTTTGACATAGCACAACCTGAACAAGCGCCTGCTAGTTCTAATGTTGCTGTACCTGAATCCATATCAAAGGATTTATAATTTATAAACCCACCGTGTTGAGCAACAGAAGGAGCTATCTTATCTTTCAAGACAAATTTAATGTCTTCAGCAATCTCTTCCTGTGTTCTGTCCGCCATTGTACTCCTTTACAACTCTATGTTTTTAATTTATTACTTACTTAAATTAATAGCTGAAAGACCTTTATCGCCTTGTTCAACTTCAAATGTTATTTCATCACCTTCATTCAATGTCAGATTTGCTTGTCTGATTGCTGAAGAGTGAACAAATACATCTTTTTCTTTATCTTCTCTAGCAATGAAACCATATCCTTTAGTTTCATTAAACCATTTTACTGTTCCTTTTATACTCATCTTATCTTACTTTTCTCCTTTCTTGTCATCTAAACTATACTTTGTAGTTATTATATATTTACGATTCGGATTAACCATTACGTTAAAACGATTCATTGTTTCTCTATCAAATAAGATTTTTGATTTCTCATCCCTATCATCAAGAGTAAATTCCACTTCTTTGTAATATCCACCTGCAAATTTTACATCAAGTTTTATTACTATTCTTTCTTCTTTATAATCTCTTAAACCACCTACTTTAATTGTTTGCTTACGTATGATATCGTTTGTTAGTGTCTTACCTTCTAACGACCAAGTAACTTTACCACCTGATTTTTTTATTTTATCAGCGTGTATAACAGACGTACCTGAATTACCTGTATCAAACTTACCTACTATACGTCCAAATGGATGTATGTAGACAACTTCTTTATACCCACACATACTAGGAACTTTTTTCCAATGTTCTCTATTTTCAAAGTGTTGTATAATTTCTTTACTTAAATTTCTTTTTGTTGCTTCTTCTATACCTTCTGTACCTGGTGAAGAGTTAACTTCAATAACAAATGGTTGTTCTTTAGTTCTATCTTTTGATGGTATAAAATCTACTGCTACCCATTGACCATCTACTGCCTTAGCAGCTTTTAAACTTTCTTCTATTTCTACTTTTGTTAAAGTTAATTCTTCTACTTCTGCACCTCTTGATACATTACTTCTAAAATCTCCTTGCACTACGTATCTTTTCATAGCAGCGAATACTTTACCTTGTAATACTAAAACTCTAGCATCCCATTTAGTTGGTATGTATTGTTGTAATAGTATATCGGAATCTTCATCTTGTTTGTTAAGTAATTGTACAATTGAATCTAATGCTTTTTCTGATTCAATAAACAAGACACCAACACCTTTTGAACCTCTTAATGTCTTTAAGATAACAGGAAACTTATCTTCCAAACTATCAAATGCTAGCATTGAATTTTCTGGATCAGTTACCAATACTGATTTAGGTTGTCTAATACCATAGTCTGCTAATCTTAATGAAGTTCTATATTTGTCGGCACACATACTAACACATTCTCTACTATTAACTACACACACTTGGTGTTTTTCTAATCTTGATACCAAGTCCATCCAACTATCTCTACGTACTACTGAACCTCTTATAATAGCAACTGTATCTCTTGCTGATACTCTAAATCCTTTTTTGTCATCTTGATTATGGAAATACATTTCTTCATCATCTTCAACAGTTACATACCCACCAGTATTTCTATAGATGTATGACTTATGACCAAGCTTATCTGCTTGTTTCAATAAGTTTTTAGCTGTATGGAAGTTTAAATCATTTTCAGGTTCATCTGATATAATGATTAATCTATATGATCCGGAAGTTTTTGCTTCTGTTATGTAGTCTTTGAACTTTGATATCTGCATTTATTCATCTGTTGATGGACTAGTTGTTGGTACTGGTTCTTCTTTTTTCTTTTTGTCGTCCACTTTTTTACCTATATTATATTTAGCAGATAACGTCCATTCTTTTTTCTCTTTAAAGGGTAATACTTTTATTTGACTCAATGGTGCTTTGTCTTCTGTTGATTCTTTTTTAACAACATCTATCAAACTCCAATCTTGTAGTAATAAAGATATAGTATTTCTTCTTTGAATATCGTTTTGAGTTAATGTTGATTTTTTACCATCTAATGCAAATAATTCCTTGAAATGGACTATATAATATTTGCCTTGTTTGTGTAATATATGACACGATTGATATAACGTTTTGTCTTTACGACTTGCTACACCTATCCTTGTTAATGTTTCCCTAACTTTTAAGAAATCGTCAGGTTGCTTTATAGTCACCTCTAGCATATCGCTTTGTGACCAACTAATTATTTCATCACTCATTTAAACTTTCTCCCACCTTGTATAAGGTTTAATTTAATACTTTCAATTTGGTCATCTGTAAGTATGTTGAGAGCTTCCTTAGCTTTTGTATTACTATAACCATAATAACGTTTTACAATGTCTAGGTTCTTCAACTTGGTTTTTGATAACCACTTACCTCCAAATCGCCTTTTCTTTCGTATACTATTTATGAAATAATGAAACTGCATACGCTTAGGGAGAAAATGCAAACCGTTCATTTCATTGCTATGCATTATCGTATCATAGAACATAGATAAACAACGGTTAATCACAAAGGGTGGAAACTTTTTTTCCCACACTGGATCAGTTGTGTCTAA